TTATCATCACCACCAATTCCAAATTCAAATTGTACTCGTGGATCTTCACCATATAAATCAGTTTCTGGTGTGTTAGATTTACCTCTGTCACCTCCATTACAGAAAACAACTGTCTCTGCAATTTCTAAACATTTTGCAATCGCACCACAGGCTGAACCTTTATCATCATCAGGTACAGTAATCACTGCATCAACCATATCTAAGTGACGAATAATCTCTGCACGTTCAACCCAAGATTGAAAGTATTGACCTTTCTTTTTAGTTAACCACTCTTCGGTATTGATACCAACTACAAGATAGTCAGAAAAGTCTTTTGCTCTTGTAAAGTATGATATATGTCCACTATGGATAGGATCAAATCCACCAGTGACAAGACTCAATTTTTTAAAAAACATTATGCAACATAACCATATTTTTCACGAAGTATTTTTTTATAAGGTTGACCATCTTCAACTAATCCCTTAACAAGTCTTAGTTTCTTTGCAAGTTCTGTGTCAACATCTGATACTGACTCGATAATAACATCAAGTTCATTTAAATCAATAGGTAAATCCATCAGGTAAAAAATAATTCAAGGTTTACAGTTTTTTCAACGTTCCAACCAATCGCATCAAGAATTGCTTTGAGTGGTTCAACAAAACTCTTCTCAAATTGTAGATCATAATCTATATACTTGTCAAGTCCAATTTCAGTCGGAAAGTCTTGAATAAAAGAAATTACATTCTCTTGTATGAGATTTGGTTTTTTAAGGTAAAGAAACTTGACCTTCTCACCATTACCAATGAGTGAATATTTATTCTCCAACTTCTTCTGCTTTACATAGTGATTGAATAGTAATGCACCACGAATATGTATTGGTGTTCCCTTTGTATAGATTGTAGACGATGCTTTATACTTTTGCACATTTGATGCAGTGCGAGGAAATGCAATATCTTCTGGTGGAAGTGTCTTGAACTTCGCACGACAATCATCAATATAATCAATCACTTCTTCTTCAGTTCCATTCATCATTATCTTCAATCCATCCTTAATCATTGTGCGACAAGGTGCAGGAGTTGATGACTTCACTGCTTCAATACCCATCATCTTCAGTTTGGGTTCATCATATCTAACTCCCTCACTATCCCATACATTTAGAATATATCTTTTCTTTGCTGTCCATATGCCACGATCTGCGATGTTCTCTCTTTTCATAAACATCTTCTGATCGTAGGCATTTACGTACTTGGCCAACGTTTCATAAGAACTCGTAATATACTTTTCAAGTTCCATTTCACAGATCTTATTAAGGAACGAAACAATGCTTTCATTAGTCTTTTCTCTCCCCTTGTATATAACCTCGACCAGAGGACCCAGATTGAGGTAGATACTATCAGTATCACTAGCAATAACATAATCTTCACCCTCCGTTTTAAGTATTTTGTTTAGATAATTGTTCATGCGGTTTTCAATCCAACGAATTGAAACCTGCCCTGATAAGGTAATTGCTTCCGCATTTGCTAATTTATAATATCGGAAGTATTGATTACCAATCGCACCATAGGCAGAGTTAAGAGAAATCTTCTTTGCCATCTGAATATTATTACAACGAGCAATCTCTTTCGTAAGTTCAACAGAAGGAGATTTTTCATATTTCTTCTTTGCAGTAATCATTCTCTTCTTGAAGATGACTCTTTCGTTGTACATCTTCTCCATCAATTCTGGTAAGAACCCACGAACATCCTTACGGAACATTGCACCATTTGCACATATTGCATTGTCCTTATACATCTCAAATGTAAGTTCCTCATTGAGTATCTTATCGACTGTTACTGATGGGTGTTTTACATCCAAAAGAGTTTCGGGTGAAATATTATATTGCATAATCAAATGTGGATATAGACTATTCAAGTCAAATGACACCACCCAATCATACTTACCAGGTATTGGTTCTTTTACATAAGCACCTGCATATTTTGCATCTTTCTCAGATCTTTCTTTTGGAGGTATAACAATGTTTCTTCTCTTCAAATAATTGTAGATAATTGTGTCCCACATTCTTACCTGATAGAACACATCTTCATAGTTAACCTTTGCATCATACGCCATCGTCAAGGCAAGTTCAATCAACTTCATCTTGTCTTCCAATCGGTCAACAAGTTCAACGTCAATGATGTTATATTCTACAAACTTTTGCCAACCATTTGTATAGAAATCTTTGAATGTATCAAACTCTGAGTGGTCAAGTTTCTTTTGCCCAAGTTCAACACTTGCAATATAATCCAAACGATATGATTCTTGTGCTTTGTAAGTAAACTTCTTATAAAGATCAAGATAGTCCAACTGTGAAACACCACCAATATCATATGAGATATGTCTACGACCTGCAATGAAAGTTTCACACTCAGTAACCAAACCCCAAGGTGACATTCTCTTCATTAGTTTGCCACCAAGAACACGATCTAATCTACGACAAACATATGGAATATCATATAACTTACTGTTCCAACCTGTAATAACTTCTGGTGTATTATCTTCAATCATCCACCAGTTTATGAATGCATTTAGAAGTTCATACTCTGAACTGAATGACTTGTAAATTACATTCTCCTGTTTATTATTGAAGTCACCAACACCCCATGTAATAATTTGTTTTGTTGTGTAATCTTGTATTGATATAAGAAGTATCTCTTCTGCAGCAGATTCTACGTCAGGGAAACCATTTTCTGACTTCACCTCAATATCAAGTGTGACTAATTTAATCTTTTCAATATCAAACTTGACTTCTTGCTCTGGATACTTGTCTGATATGTATTGGTATATAAATCTCTCGTTCCCATATACATCAAAGTTTTCTATCTCCGCATACTTCTTTATAAACTCACGACAATCACGTACAGTGCCAGGTTTGATAGGTTCAACAACATCTCCTGTCAGTGTTTTGTATTTACTTTTTCTTTTAGAGTTAACAAAAAGAGTTGGATAGAACTTCTCACGGGTTGCGAAATGTTTTCCATCTTCATAACCACGAACTAAGAAGTTATCTCCAACCATTTGAACGTTGGTGTAAAACCTCATTCTTTAATCAAATTTAAATATTGTTCTAACAGTGTAGGTGTTGGGATCGCTAATGTCAAGATCTTATCAGAACCCATCATAAAAGTATCATCTCTCGTAAGATCCATCATGAATGGTTCAAGAATAGTTTTACCTGATTCTGTATTGACAATGTATGGTTTTGTAAGTTTACAATCTGGTTGTCCTATATCCTCAGTTGCAACCTCATCTACCTGACTTATTATGTAATTATTATTTGTCAGTGCTATTACTCTCACTTCCATTTATTTTCTCCAGATACATTTCTTTAAGACTATCTATAGGTTCTACAATAGTCATCACTTGATGTCTTGGAATTAATACTTCCTTATCTGCCGATAATAAAATCCAAGGAGATAAAGTGATTTGAATTTGTCTATCGTCATCAGTTTCAGCAAGAAATTCTTTTTCAGCTGTGATGCGATGAGCATTAGCAAACAAGTAACCAATTGGTTTACTGTCATCTAATAGTTCTTTTATTTCTGCAATAACTTGATCTTGATCTTGCAATACTGCCAGTTTAATAGCCATAATAAAATATAATTGATTTGGTAGATTCCTATCGCCGCTTATGCTGAACCTACCAAAGGGCATAACCGCAGTCAGTATTTCTCTGACCCTTATATTATAACATAAAAAAAGGGTTCGTCAAGAACCCTTTACTTTATTTAAAGATAATCTTTTCGAGCATGGTGATCAGGAATTATTTTTCCTAATTTAACTGTGAGGAGTCCATCTTTAAATTCTACATCTTTAACTTTTACATCATCCGATAACTGCCAAGTTCTATTGAAAGATCTTTGTGCTAGTCCTTGATGTGCATAATTAACTGAATCATTATCTTTAGATTCTTTCTTTCCTTCAATAATTAATTTTCCATATTCAGTATAAACTTTAATGTCTTTCTTACTAAATCCTGCAAGTGCAATCTCTAGTACTGACTCAACATTGTTTAGATGAATTAGATTGTAAGGTGGGTAGTTTGATGAATAATCGTCATTAAAAAATCGGTCAAGGTAATCGTCCATACCTATGCCGTTTCTGTTGATTATTTTCATCAACTCTGGTAAGTTTGCAGAGTGATAGCGTTGTAGTGCTGTCATAGTTGTTCTCCTTTAAAAGCGAGTATAAAATGTGAACCCTTTCGGCATTCAATACTAATTATATCTTAAACCATTTGCATATGCAGAGGAGAAC